CACCAGAGATGATGTTGTTGCCATACATGAGCGAACCAGCAACGGGTTCACGAATGCCGTCAATGTCCACGGGAGGAGCAGCGACGAATGCGGTGATGAAACAGACGGTTGCTGCGAGCAGCGTTGGGATCATCAGTACACCAAACCAACCGACATACAGACGGTTGTTGGTTGAGGTAACCCAAGAGCAGAACTGCTCCCAGGTGGACTCGCCTTGGCGGCGAGAAATTGTAGCTTGTGCCATTTGAAAAAGGGTAAGAAAGGTCACTAGGGATGTGACGGTATTAGTATTCCCACACCACCCTCCAGTGTGGGTATTAGAGACGTGATTTATACTCCCTAGAGGTCTCGGTTTACGGGGAGTGTGACGAAGTGTTTACGTTTCGTTACTTTATTTATTATACTGCATCCTTGGAGAATCTGCAATGGGTAGAAATACCCTATTCCTTCTTCGCCCACAGGTTGCACTGTGCTTGATACTTCCTCATGGTTGGGGAAGTGTTCATGTAGATAGAACGGTCGCCCTCGTTTTCGAAGACCCCGTTGAAGTCCATCATGTGCAGGTGCTCATGCTTTGCATAGATGAGCGGAGACATTTTAACATGAGGTTTCAGATCAGCCAAGAACTGACGGCGATCTTTGTACTGGGATCCCTCACCACGCTTAGGATGCTTACCCTTGCGGTTCTTATTCTTCTCGGTAAAGCGTAGCTCAACACCCATGACTACAGTCTCAGGCGGTTTGTTATGGATCCTGTGGACCGGCAGACCACTGAACTGACGTGCAGCATCGAACGATACCTGATCGCGATTAGAACCTACCAGAGACCACTTCCACCACTCATCACCAAACTTCTTAAACTGATCAGAATCATCAACAGTTCTCCAAATCATGGTGCAGCATGGAGAAATGTATTCATCAAACTTATATCCTGCTTCGGCAAGTGACTTGGTTAGCCACACACCATCACCCCAGGAGAAGAAGTTACACATGAAACCTTCGAGCATCTCGTCATAGTACGTGAACTCATAGCAGTGCTCCATGGTATGACAAGTTGTCGGGAAGATATCTCTAGTCTTCGTGACAAACTCCTCAGTCATCTTGTAGCAACCATCAATCCAGACAGTGTTTGTGCCTGGTTCAAATAGTTTATGTGGGTTGATCTTGGGATACGAAGACAGTCTACGAGGGCAATCAATCGCTTCCTGTTCAACACCTTCTGCCTCACAGAACTCCTTGATGTTAATGTAATCCCATTGAGGATTGTCAGTTGGGATAGTTCCATCATGGAAACAAACATAACGAACCCGTTCATCATAGTAATGATCAGGAATGTTATCGTAACCGTTAGTGATACAGGTGTAGACAGTGAAGTCGTACATGGATAGCTTGTCAGAAATCATACTCTCTTTGTGTGCCAGATAATCGTTATCCCATCCATCAGTCTTGTAAGGTTCTTGCTCCAGATAGAACTCCATCTCATCGAAGATCTTCCAGAAGTCAGTATACATGTGCGACAATCTACCCAGGTCTAGATTGCCTACCCAGTGCTGCCTAATCCTATAGGACAGACGAGTTAAGAATACACGCCAACTATCTTGTGCCTCAGCACGAGAATAAGCACCATGGATCTGCTCATCCTTATACCACCACCACCAATAGTTGATGAACTCTTTGATGACGTTTACAGGGTGCTCCATGTTGTACTTGATACCCGACATAGCAAGTGCTGCTGTGCCTGACATCTGATCCCGAGGACCACACTTTTGATATAGTCTCCACCACAACTCACACCACTTGATTGTATCCTCTGTGGGTTTTCTCCACATGACACAACCATACATGGTCTTCCTAGAAGTGAAGTCATACCTTTCAAAGGATAGATCTTCAGCAAACTGTAGGATAGTATCCTGATCAATCCACCCCTTCAGATAATACTCTGACGCTTCTTCAAAGAAGTTGTGTTGGTCAGGATGACTCAGCAGGAATGGTCTATCGCTGAGGAAAATCTCCCTAGACATCTCCTCAAAGAGAACTCTAGAGTCCTTATCTTCTAGTTTGTATTCTCCTAGCAGCAGTCCAATGTTAGCAGCATCAACCCATACACAAGGACTATCAAAGTATTCATGGAACATGATCTTTGGATGCCTTGACAAGACAACCGGATCATCACACTTGTACTTAATAGGACGGAGCTCCCAAGGTGATTTGGGTTCTACAGTTCCGTCAGTAAAACAAATATACGTATGTCCTTCATCCACAATGTCAGGGAGAGGACAATAGTTGTTAGTAATGCAGGTGTAGAAAATCATATGACGTTGTAGACCCTCATGTAAAAATCATGTCTTTCATACTTGGTATATATCTTAGGATCAAGACCCGTAATCTCGGACATTTCATCTAAGAACTCCTGCTTTCGCAGGTATTGTTGCATGTCTCCACGCTGTGGATGCATACCTTTACGACCTTTCTTTTGATAGTATCCTAAGGAGATTCCTGTATGCTGACGGTGCTCAATAACTGATGGAAGAGAACCACCATAGTTTTTCATAGCATAATCAAAGGCAACCTGGTCACGATTAGATCCGATCAAAGACCATTCATACCAGAGTTTATTGAACTTGATAGTTTCATCATTGATCGTACGCCATACCATAGTTCCAAGAGGACTACCGTATGATTTAAAATCAAAGTCTGCTTCCTTCAATGCCTTTGTCAGTTTAATACCATCCTCATAAGAGAAGAATGCACAGGTAAAACCTTCTAGCATCTCATCAAAGTATGTGAAACGGGAAGCATGTCTCACCATAGTGAACGGGAAGCAGTTCTTACTGACTTCAATGAACTCAGGTTTGTGAACATAGCATCCATCAATCCATATTGTATTCGATCCCTTCGGAAAGAACAAGTGTGGATTTGCTTTAGGGAAAAAGGACAGTCGTCTAGGACACGTTTCTTTCGTGTACTTTCTGATGTCAATATACTCCCAAGGTTTTACCGTAGTATCAATAGTTCCATCATGGAAACAAACATAACGAACATCAGGATGATACCAGTTGTTTGTAGGGAACTCATCGTAACCGTTAGTGATACAGGTGTATACGATCATATCCTTCGACTCAACTCTATCGTTGAGTTCCATCGGAGGATATCTTAACTGAGCATATATCTTATTGAACTCATACCCATCGGGTCTTGTATCGAAGGTAGCATACAAACCGTCCACGAGTTTGATGCGTTCCTTCATGGTTGGTTTCTCATGCATATCATATGCCTGAGAATACTTCTTGCTTCGATACTTAGTATCTATAATATCTACCTGAGTGGTTATTCTCTTCGGAGCAAACTTAATCGGCGTTCTATATTTCTTTCGCATCATAAACTCAGCGATAGAACTAGAGATTTGATCTCTATTCACACCACCCATATACCATGCTCTCCAGATCTCATTAAACTCATTGACAACTGGACAAATCTTTCTCCAGATCACACAGTTAATAGTCTGATCATAGTCACTGACAGTATATCCTTGGTGCTTCGCTCGTCTAGACATGTCAAGGATCTGATCCATGGTAGAGAATCCTTGACCATATAACTTACCCATCTCAGACATGTATGTCCTGTTGTCTGGGTGCTTCTGTAGGACAAGATCATTGTCCTCAAAGAGTTCTTTAGAAACTCTAACTAACTCTTCGGTGACTGGGTAGCATCCGTCGATCCAGACTGTTTGCTCCCCATCTTCAAAATAATGGTGTGGCAGATGTTTAGGGTGATAGCTTCTGCGAACTGGACAATCGATATCAAGGTCGAGTTTGATGAACTCCCACGGACCTTTCTTCTCAATCTCGCCATCGTAAAAACACACATACCTAACACCTTCAATATCCACTGTCTCGTCGCTGAGAGTATCGTATCCATTGGTAATGCAGGTGTAGAAAATCATTGCTGACTGATGACCTTGGTAGATGCATTGCCAGGTTCACGAAGGAACCAACCAGTAGCAATGTACTTATCTATGTCTCCTGTCAGGAATCCTCCTCGATGCATATGTGTATATGCAGCAGGCCAAAGAACAACCGTTCCTTGAGTAGGATGCAGTGCCAGTTTCTGATACATGAACTCAGTAGCACCACCATTCTCAGCAGGGATGTCGTTAAGATAGATCATCCAAGTAAGAACACGGTCTCTATACATGTAGACACCGTTCTCACAATGCCATACATGGTATCCACCACCAGGTCGAGTCCTTTGGATCTTAGTTGTCCAGGAAGACACCGGATCTTGGTCACAAACGAGACCATTGTAGACAGATGTATACTTCTCAAAGCACTGTCCAACAAAAGTATTCAGTTGCATGGCAAGTCCGATGTCAACTGACTCTAGGAAAAGTTGTAGATCTGATCTACCGAAAGCACCTTGACCTTGGAACTGAGTGCTCCCTTCATTAAAAGCGTGCTCTGATAGACCAGCCTCAGGTTCGTATCTCTGCTGTTCCCAAGCATTGAATCCCTTGATGATGGCACCACAGAGATCAGATGGGACACAGTTCTCAAAGACACCAATATGATCGATTAGTTTCATTGTTGTTGTGCGTTAAGGTATGCTGCAGGTGGGATTCTCCCTACGTATTCATCGAGTTGCATGATGTCATCGATCTTTTGATCTTGACCTTGCTGTTGCCAGAACTCGGCAAGAGCATTTCTACTATCTTTATGGAACACATCAATATGTTCCTCATGGATAGCAGATCCAAGATCCAATCGATAGTTAAACAGTGGACTAGAATAACTCTTTCCACTATCCAGAATCAAATCCTCAGATACTGCACGAGGTCTGATGTTCTGATCAATCTTCCACTGCTCACCACGCTGGTGCAGTTTCAAGATCTTATTTGCATGGTGTCTTGTAATAAGATAACATGCAGCAGAGAAATCATTGATAAACCTATGGTGCAACTTAAGTGTAATACCATTAGGGTTAATGATTGTCATCTGGAAACAATCAAAGTTGATAGGAAGTCTTCTCCTAACATCTTTCCAAGTGAAGTCCCAGTGTGATGCTGTAGACATATCAACATCATCTTCCATGATGATGATCTCGTCATACTCAGTTTGTTCAACAAAGAACTTGATAGCACTAAGGTGAGACAGGACACATCCAATCTCACCAGCATTCATATTGTCAGGCACTCTACCCTTGAGCATATCAGTGGCATCATCTTTTCCATCGATGCCACGGAACCTGAAGTGATCTTCGATACCCCAGTATTCAAACTGCTGGGTCATGTACTCCTTTCTATCTGCGTATCGATCCAAGTTAATCCAAAGACAAGGAGGAAAGTCTTTGAGTTTGAATGCTGCTTTGTTCTTATCCACCGATCTTGGTACCATGAATAATGCCTCGATTCGCCATATAAGATTGATTAGTATAATATTGTAGCATTTTCTCTGGAGACATCTTGCTCAGTTTATTGAACAGATCTCTGTTTGCTTCAATATGTGGGTTGTTGAACCAAGAGTTGGAAGTTCTACGGTGCTCTAGATGATAGACAGCATCTTCAACTCTAGCAACAGTAGACAACTGACTGAAGCGAGTGAACCTTTCATCATCCTCATAACCATAGGAGATAAAGTTCTCGTTCTCCATTCCTAGACGGATATATTCTTTGCGATCAAACCACTGACAGAATCCAAACTTGGCATCGTACTGTCTGGTCTGAGTGAATGCATCAAAGTTAAAGTTGCTGTTGACAAACTCAGTTACTGCATCGTCATCAGCAAAGACTTGATACTGGTACTCACCATACCCATAAGGATACACACACTTTGCTTTGCCATCACGAATAGTCTGTGATGCAAGCACATAACTCTCCTTCGGCAAGAGGATATCACTATCGTAGTTGACAACGATAGGAGTATCTGCCATCATCGTCATGTCATTTAGCAGACGTGTGCGATGGAAAGTATACTCATCAGTCTCCTCAAAAATATGATTCATATTATTGAGGTTGTACTCTGGTAGTGCCGACTGAAGAATAGGAACTACAGAGTCTCTAAAAGTAGACTTGGAATCGTACTCCTTGACGATTACATTAGTATCAAATCCACGAAGAAGATAGATCAGACTCGTAATGATATTACGCATACGATCCTGAGTCTCAATCCTCAGTGGAATACAGAAAGTTGTATCCTTTAGATCAATATACTCTTGTTCAATACGTTCTAGTGCCATCAGATAACCTCCCAGTTGTCACAGTATAGATCAGAAGTATCATGCTCTGAGGTATACCCTGTACCAAACCACTTGCTTGGTGCAATGATACGCTTGTTAGGATTCTTGCTCAACCAAGATCCCCACCAGGAGAAGGAAGAGTTGGCGATGATGAAGTCACTGCAGAGTGACATCATACAAAGGTCAGCAAGATTGTCTCCACCTTCAGAGACCAAGAAACGATCATCAGTAAACTGCTCGTTACACCATGCAGGATCATCCGAGAACACAATCACTGTGCGATCAGAATCAAACTTTGCAAGAGCAGCATCATAGTAATCCTTACTACAAGGTGGGTGATTAGCAGAGTTCTCTAGATAGTCACCACGACGAACATGCAGAGCAATAGGATTGTCTACCGTGTCAACCATCTGCTTACATGGATTGTAGATATCGTTTTTGAACTCAAAGTCCTCACGAATCTCATCTTCGATGTGAGCAAAGTATTTTGTTGTCTGTAGATATGCGTAGACATTATGCCCGTCAGGCATGTTGTCAAACAAGTTCTGATCAAACTTGAAACTTGCCTCCTGAACATACGGTCCAGGACACACGGCAATGTTAGTTAGACCAGTCAGTTTGAATGCTTGAAACAACTGATGATCTGTCCACTGATCTTTAAAATCGCTGGGTGGAATACAGAAATCGTATCCATGTTTAGCAGCAATACCACGGAGACCAGCGTACTGGAACATCTGGTTACCGAGTCGCCCATGACGACCTAGATGATTAAATCCAATCACGTATGCTTCTCCTTCAAATAATCAATTTCAGTTGGTAATAGATGCTCCGATGAGCGTTGTGTCTGATTACTATGTTCTCGGTTAGAGATGTGGTAATCCGTTAGCACCGCTGGATTCCCGTGATATTTATAGAGCCGAT